CGGCAGCAAGGCCCTGCGACTGCGCATACATGCGCGTGTTGGCCGTGACGCGCTGGATCGACTGCGTCACAGAATCAGGGTCGTTGAAGTTGGTCGCAACGCTCTCAGACTCGGTCTTGAGCACGCCCTTGTATACGCTCTCGCGGTAGGCAAACCCTTCGGTCGCCTCGTGTCTGGATAACTGGCCGCTGAAATCGAGCTTGAGTCTTCCAGCAGCTCGCTGGAACAGGCGCTTCTGATTGTCGTTGCCAAGCTCTGCCATGATCTGATCTGAACTTGCATCGAACCTGCCGACGTAGTCCTGCTGGAATGGCTGCTCTCGGTTGAAGACGTTGGCGCCCTTGACGTTGAAGGCACCGTCCTTGCCGTAGCCGAGCTGGTTCTGGCTCTCGCGCAGCTTGTTCACCGCATCTTCTGCGCGAATGACGTCGGCCTCTTCCTTGGCTTTGAACATCTCGTCTGCCACGTTGCTCAAGCCCTTGGCGATCGCTTCGCCATAGTACCCGGCAGGACGGTTGACGTCGCGCCGATAGGTCGGCATCGCGTTGAGGTTGACTTGGGGCGTGTCGTAGGTTGGGATCTTAGGCATGACTCACCCTCACTTGATTTTCAGGCCGGTGCCAGAGCTGGCGTTTGGCGATACCTTCGCATCGAACCAGCCCATCTTTGAGCCAACGCTGCTGGCCCCGGTCAGAATCGATCCAAACGCGTTGTAGGTTGCGGCCGTTTTCACGGCCTCTGCCTCCATGCCGTACTCTTCGGATTGCTGCTCGTAGCCCCAGGCTTCGCGCAGTGCGTTGGTGCGGATGGTCTGCGCGTCTTTCTCGCCCATCGTGGCCGTGTCCAGCAGCACGTTGGCGAATGAACCGCTGGTGGAGTCAACACCGGCTGCACCCATCGCGGCACGCTGCGCACCCTTGACCTGCTCGGTCTTGATGCGCTGCTTTTCCATCTCGATGTTGCCGCGGTTGATGGCATCCCTGGCCTGCATGTCGGCCACTTTCTGGTTGTACTCTGCCTGCTTGCGTGCGTCGTCCGCGGCCTGCATCGCGCCCATTGCCTGGACGGCAGTTCCAATCGCTGAAAGTGCTACTTCAATTCCCATGACTCAATTCCTTGCTAAACAGTACCCCTGCGTCCTGGAATCCGAGCGCCTTGTATAGGCGGGTCGTCCCCTCAACATTCACGTCAGTGGTGATACCCATGCGAATTTGCGTTGCGCCTTGATCCTTGGCCCACATGGTGAACGCCTGGATCAATTTCACAGCAGTGATTCCATGTCGGTGATCGGGGTGAACGAAGAACGAAAAGTCGAACGCCACCTTGTCACGCGAGAACCACTGCTCTGCAATCGATCCGCCAAAGAACCCAACAATCTGGCCATCCTTGACAGCCACGAACACGATGCCATCGCTGTCCATCAGCCTCATGCACTGCTGTGCGACCTTGTCCTCGTCGTAGCCAAGGTGCGCATAGCTCGAGCTGTCATGCAAAAGACGCCCAAGCTCAACTAGGCGTGGGACGTCCTCATGCGTGGCAACTCTGATCATTGCCCGATTTTACGCACCCCCCACTGTCACCTCTGGGATCACCGCCAGGATCGACAGCGGCAACGGGTCGCTCTGTCGAATGAAGATGCGACCGCTCTTGTTCCAGTTTGATGGGATGCGCACGTCTGCAATATCGGTCAGCGTGCTCACCGGGTCGTCGTAGTTCTCGCTTGCGCGCTGCTTGTACTCGACCAGGTTGTCTTCGTCTTTGCCGGCGAAAATGCCCCTCGACTTACGAACTATCAGGCTCACCGATGGGATGTTTTTCTGCTTGTCGCGGATGGTTTCCTGCGATCCAGCGTTCAGGTCCAGCGTCTCGAAGTCCGACTCGTATGGCAGCCCGGCATGTACCACAGTCGCTGCCACGCCAAGGGTGATGTCGCCGCTGGTAACAACTTGCTGGGGGGCGACGTGGCCATCGGCCAAGATGGAAACCGTCTTGCCTTCCAGATGGTCCAGGCCAGAGAATGTCTTGCGAGCGTGTGCCCAGCTCGTCGTGGCGCTGTTGCGCAGCTCTGTGGCCACGTCTCGGTTGATGGTGACAGTCACCACCGTGGCGCTGGTGTATGCTGTGATGAGCAGGCGCAAGATGCGACCGCTGTCATCGCTGATGTGGATCTCGCTGCCAACATCACCGGCCGCAAAGTGACTGGCGCTGGCTGTCAGTGTGAATGTGGCCGTTCCGCCATAGGTCCAGGCGCCGCTCGATGTGAGCGTCATGGTCGTTGTGCCGGTGTTGCGACCGTCGTAGGTCAGGCCACAGTCGACAAAGTAGGCGTCCTTGATGTCGTTGAAGAACCGGCTGGCCATGCGCTCGATGTAGCGTTTTGTCGATCCATTGATCGTGCGCTTGACGCAAGCGTAGACACCGTCCTCGGTCACTTCAGAGATGCAACACACCGATTCGACTTCGCCATCAGTGTCGTGACGGTGCCAGCCGATAACCTGCTGTTCTCGCATGTAGGTCAGGCCAAGCATGACGCCATCGCTTCGTACCGCCCACACCACGCTGTTGGGTTGCTGCTGGTAGGTCCAGTCTGTGATCTGGTATCCCTCAACCAAGTGAGCGGCCAAGACGGTCAAGTCGTTGCCGGTATAGCTGTCGGATGTGTACTCATAGCCCAGGTCGCGCACCTGGGTGCCCTTGTCTTGCAGGTAGAGCGCCGTGTTGCCAACGGCAATCGGTGGGCGCTTGGAGCTGCCGCGATAGCCCTGTATCTTGGTCGCGATCGTGCTGGGGGTGATGATGTCGTTGTCGCCGCCGGCCACAATCCATTCACCGCCAGATGTGAGCAGAACCAGCTTGTCCAGCGCCAGCATGTGGCGAATGGCGTTGACCTGGCGCGAGGCGATCGTGAACGTGACCGCATCATCGTCCACCAGCGGGTTGGACGTGCCAAAGTCTGGGAAGGCGCTCGTGCGCGACATCCATACCGTCTGTGGCTGGGCAGGCGTGTTGGCAAATGCCATGCGCTGCTGGTAGTAAGTCACCGCCGATGGGAAGCCTTGGGTGTTGCCCCATGCCTCAAAGGCCCAGCGGTAGGTCTTGTTGCCAGAGCCAACGGCCTCGTCTGGCAGGCGCTTGAGCACAGTGGCCGTGGCCGAGCGTGCGTTTGTCACCGCGGTGATCTCGACGATGCCAAAGCCAGAGTGCAGATATTCCCACTCCACGCCAACGTAGGCGTCGCTGTTGGAGCTCGAGCCAGGCGCACGGTAGACAGCGCCTTCGAGGTTGTTGGTGCCGTCCCACGCACGCCCTTCGGTGTGCGTTGGGCGAAGCGTGCCGGTGATGCGTGCGGTACCACCGCCAGGGTTGGCCGATGTGGCCTTGTACACGCGACCGTTGGCCTTGATCAGATCGTTTTGGCTGATGGCCTTGTTGGTTTCCCAGGCTTCAACGGTGATGTTGGGCGCCGTTTCGATGTAGACGTAGCTGTCCACATAGGTCGAATCGAAGATGTCAAAGTCGGTCGTGATCGTCACCGTGCCGCTGGCCGCGTTCGCGTACATGGTTTTGGCGGTGTCGGTGTTGACCTCCTGGAACGGACCGTTCAGGTTGTCAAAGAAGTCGATGGTCCAGGCATCGTGCGCAGTGCGAGAGATCTGCCGTGGACGGTGTCCTGGATGCACCAGTGTCAGCACGTCGGCCGACTGGGTGTATCCGATGTCCTCGAGCTCGCTCTCGGTCCACGGTGTGACGATCTCAACGGGCGAGCCTGCGCTGCCGCCGGATGAGTAAACCACCTGGCCGCCGTCCTTGTAGACGCGCATGTACAGATGGCCGAACTCAAGCACGTAGGTTTGTGTGGTCGAGAAGGCAAACGGAATCAGGCGCACGCGCTTGGTGCTGTCCTTGACCTCGGCAATGTACTTGGAGCCGGGCCGGTTGTCCGCTCCACCGTAGACCTGGGAGATGAAGTTGCGGCAAGTGCGCAAGCTCGTGGCATAGCGCGCAAGGTCGACGCGACCGTAAAGCGCAGGCGAGAGCTCACCGCCAGTGAATGATGGCTGAAGTGCGCTTGTTCCCATGATCAGTAATCCTGGGTGAACTTGGTGATGTTGCCGCTGAATCCATCACGCACGGTGACAAACTCGCTCTCTGGTGCAGGACCTTCCTGCGACTCGGACATCGAATGACCAGCGGCCACGGCGACTTCGTCCTTGTAAGCCTTCAACGCTGCCTGGCCAATATCGGCCTGCACAGACAGCGGCATGGCCACTTCGCTGGCCAGCTTGTAGGACAGGGCCGAGCTGAACATCGAATCGAACAGCGTGGGGTCTTCCACGCGGTAGGTGTAGATGAGCTCGGCAGCGGGTTGGTTGGTGTAGATCACGCGCTGGCCGCCTTCGTTGGCGACCTTGAACTCGATGCGCTGATCGTTTCGTACCGATCGCATGCCAGGCACAGCAATGTATCGTGCTCGCAGGCAGTCGCTCGGGTAGGTGTACTTGTATGCCCACTCAGCGGGGGGCGTACCGGCATCGGCCAGGACAACGCGCTTCTCTGCGAAATTCCAGTCGAAGTCGCGCAGGACGTAGTCTCGTGTCTGCTCGTAGAATAGCGAACACACGCGAGCCTCGTTGCTCGCTTCGCTCAGGCTCGTAATGAACGTCGACACGCCAATGCGTGCCAGCGCAATGTTGCAAATCGTGACTGCTGTGCTCATGTCTGTGAGTCTTTCAACTTAGAGTGCGACCTCGTATATGCTCAATGATACAGACGGACCAGCAGGCATCGCAGGCGGTCCAACCGTCTCGCCCAAAGTCTTCAACGTGACACCAGCGTTGTCTGTCATCCACATCACCTCAACATACTGACCGGCAGCAATCGGCGCAAAATATGTGCGCTCAAGAACGACTGCTCCAGCTACACCACCGTGAGATTCAGGAACAGACACGCGAGTCAGTGTGTTTGGGATGTCTTGACCATTGATGCGACCCCAAAGCCAAAAATTGTGGATCTGGTTGTCGCTGTTGTTGATCTGAGCTGTGAGCGTGAAATTGAATTTCCCGCTTCTGGAGAATCGGAGCTCTGTACTGTTTACGACAGTGATTCCCTCTTCGAGAATTGCAGAGTCAAACTCGATTTCAGTCGGCGTATTTATCGTTGCCGACTGGTTTGACATATCACGGAACAGTCCGTACTTTGGAGCTCGAGCCCAAAAGAACTCACTCCCATCGGGGTCGCGCACGCCAACGATGTCATTGCTGACGTCGTCATACAGGAACGTGCTACCAGGGCGCAGACGTGTACCCACAATGAACTCCAGGTATGAAACAGGGGCTCGTGGCCCCTGTCTTTAGATGACTTCCTGCTCTTGAACAGGCACGCTCTTGGCGAGCTCGGACAAGGTGGCAGGCTCTGCCTTGGCTTTGGGCGCCTTCGCAGGCGCAGGCTTGGCAGCATCGACGGGCACGAACCACTTGGATTTCGTGCCGTCTTTGACTTCAAACACTGCGCCTTCGCGCTTGCGCTCGCCGCCATAAAAGCCGGTTGCTGTTGCTCGTACTTTCATGGACGGCGCCTATCAGATCGCGTCAGCGTAGGCTGCCCACTTGGCCACGTCAGTGGTCAGGAAGGCATTGACCTTGCCAGCAGTCAGGGCAGCGGTACCGACGTTCTGGAGAACGCCGAGGTAACGCTCGTAGGTGCCCATGGGCAGAGCCACGGCAGCCACCAAGGTGCCAGCAGTCAGAGACGCTTTGGCGATCGCGGCAGTCGCGTAGTGAACAGTGGCGGTGCCGTTTGTGGCGATCGCAGCTTGGGCATCAGATGCCAGCTCGAAAGACACGGTAGCGGAACCGTCAGAGGTCACAGCGGTGTCGACCTGAATGACCAGGTACAGGGGTTGACCGTTGCCGATGTCGCGTGAAGCGGCACCGAGATCGATCACGTCGCCAACAAGAGCGCGGCCGGTTGCGGACGTCGACAGTTCTTCTGCGTCGGCAAACTGGTTGTAGGTATCGAGAATCATGGTTGATTTCCTTTCAATTCAAATTGCCGATCAGATGCCGGATTCAGTGTTGGTGATGGCGTCGCAACGGCGGACGGGGATACCGTCGAACATCGTGACGTGCTTACCTGCCACAGTTTCCATGGTCAGCGTAGATGCGGCCACTTTGTTGGCGATCTGACGACGCAGGAACGAGCGCAGAGTGCGGTTCATGTAGAACGCGGGACGGCCCATGCTCAGGCTGGGGATCAATTCCACGGCTTGAGTCATCAGGTCGACCAGGTCGGGACCAGAGGCAGCGTTCTTGACCAAGTCTTCCTGGTCGAGGTTGATACGCACCACATAGCGCCAGTCGCGCACGGACAAGCCGCAATCCCAACGGTAGTGGGTGCGGTAGGCTTCCATGCGGCCACCGTTGCCATCGACGTTCTCGATCGTCACTTGGCCTTTGTCTTCCATGTTCAAACCGCCCTTGGAACCCTTGGGATAGATACCGTGGACAGTGTTGGGACCCCACACCACCAAGTAGATGGAGGTGTTGTCGGAGCCGTCAGGAGTTGAGGCAGAGGTGATGATGTTGTCGCCGTTGGCAGCAGACTGGTCGTTGAAGCGTGCGCCAAAGCCAGTGAACGCTTCGGGTTCAGAGCTCTCGTTGCCGTAGAACAACGTGGAGCTGAACTCTTGGTTCATGCCT